CAGGAAATCAAAGAGGAAGATAATGCAAGCACCACTAACAACAGAAGTAGAACAAACTGCATTTACTATAGATAAAACTTATTCAGAAGACGATATCTATAGGTTTAATGTTTATCTACAAGAAGCAATTGATGATGGAACTGAGTCAGTTGTAGTTGAGGCTTACTCTAATGTAATGCTTTTATCAAGTATAGAAGATACAACATTTCTTGAAAAAAGAACACAACTACAAAATATGATTTCTACTAATGGGTGGTCTGTATTAGAGATAATGAATATAGTTGAGTAGGATAAGATTATGAAAGATGAAATAGTTAAAGCTTTAATTGCACATGCAGATGCACACATTACGAAACATAAGATGAATGTTGAGATTCATCTTAAAAATCCAATAGGGGTTGCAGAACACTCCGACCATTTAGAAACAATCGAAAAAGAATTAGAACACATTGCACACTATGAAGATATGAAAGATGTTCTAAATAAACACTTCGGAACACCACAAACCACATTGACAGAATCCTAATACTGTAGTATCATTACAGTATGGATTTCTACACAAATGTCTGTCGCACACGTGACAAAATACTCGTAACAGGATACAAAGGCAACACAAAACAAAAGTTGTCAGTATCTTATCGCCCTAAACATTTTGTTCGTTCTAAGAAAGGTGATACACCTTATCGTTCATTAGATGGTTATCCACTTGAAGTGGTTGAACTTGATTCAATGGGTGGTGCAAGAAAGTTCAGAGAAAAGTATACAGGGGTTGAAGGATTTGAAATCCATGGATACGACAGATATGTCTACACTTATATCTCTGATAAATTTCAGGGGGACATCAACTACAATACTAAACTGATTCGGACTGCAACACTTGATATAGAGTGTGAGTGTGAAGATGGGTTTCCCGAACCTTCACTTGCAAATGAAAAGATTAATGCAATTACAATTAAACCATTCGGTAAAGATTCACATGTCTTTGGTATAGGCCCTTGGGAACACGATAGAACAGATGTAGTCTACTACAATTGTAAGAATGAAGCACACCTTCTAACTGAATTTATAAAGTATTGGAGAAAGGAACAGTTTGATATTATTACAGGTTGGAATGTTGACACTTTTGACATAACTTATATCTGTAATCGTATTGATAGACTCTTTGGTGAGGGAGAACACAAGAAACTTTCTCCATGGGGTATGTCAGACATGAGAGAGTTTGGTAGTGGGTTTGGACAAAAGAACCAAGCTTATACACTCTACGGTATTAATATTGTTGACTATCTAGAACTCTACAAGAAACATACCTTTGTTAACCAAGAGTCTTATAAACTAGACCACATTTCAAATGTAGAACTTGGAACAGGTAAGTTGGACTATTCTGAATATGGTTCATTGCACACACTCTACAAACAAGATTATGCAAAGTTCCTTGAATACAATGTCAAAGATGCAGTGTTGGTTGAACAACTTGAAGAGAAACTTGGACTACTTGAACTCGTTCAAACAATGAGTTATACTGCAAAGTGTAACTACAACGATACTTTTGGAATGGTGAAGTATTGGGAAACAATCATCTACAACTTCTTAAAAGACCAAGGTATTCAAACACCACCACAGAGACTTAAAACTGGAAACGATAAGACTACACGAATCGTTGGTGCATACGTGAAAGAACCTATTACTGGAATGCACGATTGGGTTATGTCTTTTGACTTGAACTCACTGTATCCACATTTGATTATGCAGTTTAATATTTCACCTGAGAAGATGGTTAGGGGTAATAGACTCACTACAAATGTTCAGAAGATGTTGAACAAAGATGAAGACCTGTCGTATATCAAACAAAAGAATTTAACTGTTTGTCCAAATGGTGTTTTGTATACACGAGAAAAACAAGGGTTTCTTCCTGAACTTATGGAAACTTTCTATGAAGAACGTAAGGCATGGAAAGGTAAGATGATTGAGTATCAGAAGGAACGAGAGAAGTGTAAGGACACCAAACGAAAAAGGGAACTTGATACACTTATCAAACGTGCATACAACAATCAACAGGTCAGAAAGATTGCACTAAACTCAGCTTATGGTGCATTAGCAAATCAATACTTTGCATTCTTTTCTATCGACCTTGCAGAGTCAATCACCATGAGTGGTCAATATGTCATCCAGTGGGCAGAGAAGAAAGTTAATGAGTTTCTAAACAATACACTTAAGACAGACAATGAAGACTATGTTGTTGCAATGGATACGGACTCTGTTTATATCACTATGGACAAACTAGTGCAACAAGTGTTTCCCGAAGACACACCGAAGGACAAAATTATTGACTTCCTTTCTAAAGCTGAAGTGCAGATTGAGAAATGTCTTAAAGACGGATTTAAAGAACTTGCAGACTATACCAATGCATTCCAACAGAAGATGGATATGGGACGTGAAGTTATTGCAGACAGAGGTATTTGGACTGCAAAGAAAAGATACATTCTAAATGTGTATGACTCAGAGGGGGTTCGTTTTGAAGAACCTAAACTTAAGATGATGGGTATTGAGACTGCAAAGTCTTCAACTCCACAATGGGTCAGAAAGAAACTTACTGAAGCATTTAAAGTAGTGATGAGTGGAACGGAACAAGACTTATGGAAATTCGTAGAAACTTCTCGTAAGGAGTTTCGTAATCTACCACCTGAGGAAGTTGCATGTCCTCGTGGATGTAACAACCTTCATCAATACAGACACGGAACAAACATATACGATAAAGGAACTCCAATTCATGTGAGAGGAGCTCTACTCTATAATCATCTTCTTAATAAAAAGAACTTGGAAATGAGATATGAAACCATCAAAAACAGTGACAAGATACACTTCACTTATCTATCAACTCCAAATCCTATCAATGAAAATGTTATATCCTTTGTGGGTGTTCTACCTAGAGAATTTGACCTTCATAGGTTTGTTGATTATGACCTACAGTTTGACAAGACTTTCATAGAACCATTGAAAGCAGTAATTAATTTAATCAACTGGAACGTAGAACCAGTTGCATCACTCGACTCATTTTTCGCATGACAAAAGAAGAACTAATTGAACTAATAACTAATCTACATCCTGAAGATACAACAGGAGAACTAACAGGAGTATTCGTTGGACGACATGGTGAGGTTATTACCACTGACAGTATTCGTATTGATATGGATGGGGGTAGGGTTATACTAGCCCAAAGAGGAAGTGGTGAAGCAGAACAGAATAAAAAGAACTGGCAACAAGAATTAGAATTTGTAAGGAATAGAAAATGAAACACATGATACGATGGATGAAGATTAATGCCTTCATCAACTTATATCTCGGAATAATTTTAACATTTGTTTTGATTGCACTGGTAGTGGATATTACACTGGACAGTTATTGGCATTCAAATGACTTCAAAGATTTGCTTTTAGATAAAGATGTGGTATCTACTGATTAGTATCAAGTTTTATGTGTATAGTGTGTTGGTTGCTCACATACTTGCACTCTTCTATCTATTCCCTATTGCAATGTTTAATATCGTAATATACTCATTTGCATTATGCATTTGCTGTGCCCTTATTTTAGCATACGGACATTTAAGAATGCAAATAGAAGAGACTATGGAATTTTATAATTACGAACATCATAATCCACAGGTTATCACCTTACATAAATAAATGAGGGGTTAGATTTGCAGTTGGCAGTCTAACGAAATACACCAATATTGGAGTAATTATGAGAATAGTAATGTATATGTTACTATTTTCTGTGGTATTTCTCCCTTCATGTGCCTCAGTTGGAGCAGTTATTGAAGGTGGAAAAGAGTTTACAACTGGCGTTGTTGATGGAGCAGTCAAAGGAACTGCAACAATCACCAAGGCAGTTGCTAATGATGTAGTATCAGTCGGAACATTGGCTGTTGATACAGCAACAGGTATCGTTGATAACGTTGCTGAAGAAGTCGACAGACAGACAGACGAACTACAGAAAGAGCAACCTGAAAAAAAGTAGAGGATATCATTCCAACAGCAATGTTGCTTGAGGCAATGATGCTCTATTGTTCAGAGTTCCCACAGAAATGTAGAACTGTAAAGGGGAACTAAAGTTCCCCTTTCTTATAAATAAAAGGATTATGTATCAATATAATGTATCAGTAACAAAAGTGGTTGATGGTGACACAATCGATGTCGACATTGACCTTGGATTCGGAATGACCTACAAAAAACAAAGGGTCAGACTTATGGGTATCGATACTCCTGAATCTCGCACAAGAGATTTAGAAGAGAAGAAGTTCGGTAAGGCATCCAAGAAACATCTTAAAGACCTTTTATCTAGAGGTAAAGTCTCTCTCATTTCACACGACAAAGGTAAGTTCGGAAGAATACTAGGTGAGATATGGGTTCATTCTGTAGAGAATGAAGGTCATCCAGTATTTGAAAACGAAACTAAGTTTTGTGTCAATGCACAAATGATAACTGATAGACATGCAGTGGAATACACTGGTGAAAACAAGGAGTTAGTTCAATCCAAACACATGGAGAACAGAAAGTTTCTGATTGAACAAGGTTTAGTATGATGACGTTATCAGTGTTAGAATGTTTCTTCTTACTTGGATTTGTAGTAGTTTTCATTATTTTAGGTATAATGGAAATACAAATACATCAAATTAAAGTAATGATGGAAGAACATGTAAGATTCGATGAGCCCCTATCTATGGGACATTGTCACCCAAATAAAAATAAAAAGCAAAAACCTCTAGACAAATAGACATTTATATACTATTATTACATAGTAAAAAGAAATAATACATTATGAGGAGAAGTGCATATGTCATTTATAAAAGACTTAGTTAAATCCAGTGGTAACGAATACGCTAGTATCGTTGCTGATGGTGTTGCAGCTGGGGATGTAGACACATTTATAGATAGTGGGTCATTCATCTTCAATGCATTATTAAGTGGTTCACTATACGGTGGACTACCTTCAAACAAGATTACAGCTCTTGCAGGTGAATCTGCAACTGGTAAGACTTTCTTTGCATTAGGTATGGTAAAACAATTCTTGGAAGACCATCCCGATAGTGCAGTTATCTACTTTGAGTCTGAATCTGCAATTACAAAAGATATGATTGAGTCAAGAGGTATTGACTCGACTCGTGTTGTCATTGTTCCTGTTGTGACTGTTCAAGAATTTAGAACACAGTCAATCAACATACTAGACAAATATCTTGAAACCCCTGAGGACAAACGTCCACCTATGATGTTCGTTTTAGATTCACTTGGTATGTTATCAACTACTAAAGAAATTGAAGACACAGCAGACGGTAAGGAAACTCGTGACATGACTCGAGCACAAGTAACAAAAGGTGCATTCAGAGTTTTGACATTGAAGTTAGGACGTGCAAAAGTTCCTATGATTGTTACAAATCATACATACGATGTTATCGGTTCCATGTTCCCACAGAAAGAAATGGGTGGTGGTTCAGGTCTTAAGTATGCAGCTTCATCTATCGTATATCTTTCTAAAAAGAAAGAGAAAGATGGAACTGAGGTGATTGGTAATATTGTGCATTGTAAGAATGCAAAATCTAGATTGACTGTTGAAAACAGAGTCGTTGATGTCCGTTTGACATACGATAAAGGTCTCGACAGATACTATGGGTTGTTAGACCTTGCACTTGCAAGTGGTATCTTTAAGAAGTCATCTACACGAGTAGAACTTCCTAATGGTAAGACTGAGTTTGCAAAGACAATCAATAACAATCCTGAAAAGTATTTCACAGACGATGTGATGGTTAAATTAGAAACAGTGGTAAACAAGCATTTTAAGTATGGAACAGATGGAACAGAGAATAGAACAAACAATACTGAAGAATCTGATTCAGAGTGATGAGTTTACACGGAAGTGTATTCCTTATCTGAAGTCAGAGTATTTCACCGAAGCTTCTGAACGGACTATCTTTACAGAGATAAATTCCTATTTTGAAAAGTATACAAAATCACCAACAACTGAAGCACTTCTCATTAACCTTGATAAGGTCACTAATATTAGTGATAACCTTCTTAAGGATTCAAAAAAAGTTGTTGAGTTTATAGGAAAAGATGTTGAACCTACTCCACAAGAGTGGTTAGTCAACGAAACCGAACAGTGGTGTAAAGACCGTGCAATTTATATTGCAGTTATGGACTCTATTGATGTCCTTGATAAGAAGTCTCAACGGTCTACTGGTGAAATACCTGAACTTCTTAAGGGAGCACTTTCCGTGTCTTTTGACCAACATATTGGTCATGACCAGTTAGAAGATGCAGATAGAAGATTTGAATTTTATCATACTGAAGAAGAAAAACTTCCTTTTGATTTAGAGTATTTCAATAAAATCACTAAAGGTGGACTACCAAATAAAACACTTAATATCGTCCTTGCAGGGACGGGTGTTGGTAAGTCATTGTTCATGTGTCACATGGCAGCATCAGCTCTAATGATGAACAAAAATGTTCTCTACATTACTATGGAAATGTCAGAGGAACGTATTGCAGAACGTATTGATGCAAATATAATGAATGTTCCTATGAAAGACCTTCCTGAAATGAACAAGAAGTTGTTTGATAAAAAGATTGA